TACAAAGGTAGGATTGCGGTTAACAATGTTGTGTTAAACCGCGTCAAAGATGATAGATTCCCAAAAACACCATGCGGAGTAATTAACCAAAAAGCTCGAGGCGTATGCCAATTTTCATGGAAGTGTGAGGGAGGAAAGCGAATTCGTGACGGTGTAGCTTTCGCAAAAGCAAAAGAAATCGCCGAACACGTGTACCTAGGAAATTACGGTGACGTAACTAAAGGTGCAAAGTTCTACCACGCTGACTACGTAAGTCCGTCATGGGGTAGAGTATTTGCTCGTACAACTAAAATTGGTGCACATATTTTTTATAGAGGATGATTTATTATGGTGGACGACGTTATCTTTCAAAAGACTATGTCTAATGAAAAGTTTATTAAAGAGATCGAAAATCTTGTGAAGACGTATAATTTAGATTACATGGATGCCGTCGTCCACCTTTGTGAAAAGAATAATATTGAAATTGAGGCTGCTGCTTCAATTATCAAGAACAATATTAAAATCAAATCAAAACTTCAGTCGGCTGCTGAAGATCTTAACTATCTTCCTAAGACAGCCCGACTGCCAGTATGACGCCGTTCGAGTCTTATAAGACTTTCCTTGCGGTCAAAAGCCACTTTACCAGTGATAGTTATGATTACATTAAGTACAATGGTAAAGTGAATGCAAGTTCTACGAGCTTCGAGACTCGTAAAGACAAGTACCAATTTTACAAACTCTCCAAACATAAGAACCCACTTCAGTATCTGGTTGCCAACTTTGTTGATGGTGACTTGAAATGGATTGGCGATTTGTTTGATGATAAGTCTGAAAAGCTCTATGCTGACTGGCTCAAGCGACAACAATCTCTTTCGTATATTTTTGAGCAAGACCTAAATAAACTGTTGACAGATTTTGACGATAATGTTATTGTAAAGAATGGGCAACACCCATATTTACTTAAACAATACTTACGTAGAGAAATCTCGATTGAGACTATTATTATTCTAAATGATATTCTCGGTTTCTTTGGCCACTGGAATAAGAAGATTGAGGATGGTGTTCTTTGGCCGAGCATATATAAAAAGCTAAGTAAGTATAAACCATTCTTTCATTATGACATGTTCAAGTGTCGTAAAATACTGAAAGACAAATTTGCAGGTGATTGATGTCTGAATATTTTCGTTACTCTACTACTCCGGCTAATCCGGCAATGACTGCTCAAGCTCCTCTAGCTTCTTCTAAAGAAACATTTGAAAAGATGATGGCTGCCAAGCAAGTAAATGATGGCAACTATTGGAATGTGATGTGTGAAGTGTTTGCTGAGGATTTTGAGAATCTTCCTAAAGAACGCTTTAAGGTCTGGGCATCTGTGATGTCAGTTCCTTTTATGACTCGAGCTCGATTCTTCGATTACTTTGCTGCAGTCCTTCCAGCTGCGAAAGAAGATCGTCGAATTCGTTACGCACTCGAAGATCCCGATGTAGGGATTACCGAACAAGATCGTGGTATCTATAATCTGTTCGAAGACTTTACAACCTCAATGAATCGTATCCAACATATGGCTCACCTTGTTTTGAACAAGTGGACTCCAGAAGATCTGGCAAAGCTGGATACGATTGTAGAACTTGGCGGCGGCATTGGCGACATGGCTGATATCGTCTACAAGCTCGGCTTCAAAGGCAAGTACGTAATTTACGATTTTGCTGAAGTCGGTGCAGTTCAGAAGTGGTATCATGATCAGTTGGGACATACCAACATCGTACATACTTCTGATGTGAATGATCTGTTTGATGCAGATCTGATGATTGGTACTTGGTCATTCACCGAGATGCCAGTCGACCTTCGTAATGATATCATGTCAAAGATCGGCCAAACAAAAAATTGGCTAATTGCATATTCTAATGAGATCTTTGGTATCGATAATGATAAATACATACGAGAGGAATTTGTCCCACGTTTTACCAACCATGATATCGAATATTCTGATATTCCATTCATGCCTTGGGATGGCGGGGCTAAATATCTCTCAATTAAATATAACGACTAATATAACGTACACAACGACATACAAGGAGAATAATTATGTCTTTCGCTGATCTCAAGCGCTCGTCTGCTACCTCATTTGAAAAGCTCACCAAGGAGCTTCAAAAGCAGACCACTACCTTCGACCGTTCCGACGATGACAAGTATTGGAAGCCTACATTGGACAAGGCTGAAAATGGATACGCTGTCATTCGTTTCCTTCCTGCACCGGGCGGTGAAGATCTTCCTTTTGTTCGTATCTGGGACCATGGCTTTAAAGGCCCAACCGGTCTTTGGTATATCGAGAAGTCGCTGACGACTCTTGGTAAGCCAGATCCTGTTTCTGAGCACAACTCTGTTCTCTGGAATACTGGTCTGGAATCGGACAAGGAAAAGGCACGTGACCAGAAGCGTCGCCTGTCTTACATCTCAAACATCTACGTTGTTAGCGATCCTGGTAATCGTGACAACGAAGGTAAGGTCTTCTTGTACAAATATGGCAAGAAGATCTTTGACAAGTTGAACGACCTGATGAACCCTCAATTTCAGGACGAACAACCAGTAAATCCGTTCGATCTTTGGACGGGTGCTAACTTCAAGCTCAAGATTCGTAAGGTTGAGGGTTACCGCAACTACGATAAGTCTGAATTCGACTCTCCCGCACCACTGCTCGATGATGACGCTGAACTTGAAGCGGTATACAAGCAGGAGCATTCGCTCCAGGACCTTGTAGATCCAAAGCACTTTAAGTCTTATGATGAGCTAAAGACTCGTCTCAACAATGTTCTGGGTCTTAATGCCGCTCCGGCAAAGATCCGTGGTGTTGAACTTGACGAGGAAGAGTACAAGGCTCCGGCCCCAGTCTTCCAGGCGGCGCAAAGCGCGCCGGCTCCAACTGCTTCGGCAGGAGGCGATGATGACGACGAGGATCTGGCTTTCTTCAAACGACTTGCTGACGAAGATTGATCGGTGGGAAAGGGGGCCTTCGGGTCCCCTTTCTTTTTATGCAGCTTTCATTGGTGTATTGGTTTCTTTGTAGCCAAAACGATTTAGATAGTACTGAACACTATTTCTATCAACCATGGTTGGTAAATTTTCAACTGCTGATGAACCGGCCGCACTGATATTTGGTGGCGATATTACAGGAGACGGTGTAGGTTTACTTGCAGCGTCTTTTATTTTAGCAATTTCTGCAGTTTGTGTAGCAGCTTCATTTGATATCAGTTGTGCAAAATTTGGCGCAGCCGTTGTTAAGCTTCGTGCCATGCCTGGACCAACAACTTTTCCACCAACAGTTCCAATAAACTCTGCCATATTTGTAAGAGTATTATCAACAACTTCAGCGCCTTTGTTTACTACTTGTTCAAATGTTGATGATTCTGCAGGCATTCCTGCTCCACCAAAAACAAAATGGCCACCGTGTGTTCCGGCATAATCATGCGGCTTCCATCCATATTTGTGGCCATTTTGGCGAATCCATGCACTACTTGTTCCATGAATATCCATTGCTACTCCTCTTAAGTGAGGAGAATTTGTAGCACCACCAACAGCCGCATTCTTTTGTGGTGATCTTTTACTACTAGCAACATCAGAAGGTTTTACCGCGCCGTTGGAATCTGCCATCATTTTAGCAAATGCTTCGGCGCCTTCTTTACTAAATGCAATAGGTCTTCCATGCTGATCGTTTGCGCCAGCAATTCCATAACCAGCACCGGTTTCAGGATGATTTACTGAAATTACTTTATCTGACGTTGACTTTTCACTATCAGGAGTTTGTTGTACTGGAGCTGCAGGATCTGGTTTTCCACCAGCCCATGTAGGCGCAATGCGTTCCCACCAAGATCTATTGTCTTTTGCTACAGGTTTTGGTTTTGCAGATTCTTCAACAGGCGCAGCTTTACTTTCTCCTGCAATTGGTTTTGGTGCAGATGGTGTAACGGGCACAGCATCAGTTGAAGGTGTTGTTACAGGTGGTACAACAGGATTAGCATCTGCCGGTGGTGTTGTTACAGGTGTTTTGGCAGGTTCATTTGATTGAGGTGTTTCATCAGGAGTTTCTTCTTTTGGTGTTTCGTCTGGAAAAAACCCAGTAAAAAAATCTTTAATTTGTGTTACTGTATTAGAAATAAAAGTTGCAGTTTCTAAAGTAAAGTCTACCATTCCTGTAATGAAGTTCATTACTGGATCGTATGCCAATAGACCAAGACCAAGAAGGCCAAGCATGCCAAGTCCACTGCCTGAAGAAGATTGAACTCTCTCGGCGTCCTTAGTTTGTTCTAATCGATCTTGGCGTTCTATTCTGTCTTCTTGAGCATTTAACTTACTATTTTGATACGCAACTTTTTGATTATCTAATTTTTGCTTAAAAAGATTGTCCATTATAGAAAGTTGATCTATAGCGGCTATAAGTTTTTTAGAATTTAGTTCTGGTTTTTTGTCAGGAACTGCGTTATCATTTGCAACCGCTCTGTTTGCGTTTTTAATATCATTTTCGTTCAATAGAACAGAACCAACAATACCAAAAGACTTGGCAGTATTGGTTGTATCAATAGCGGTAATAAGAACTTTTAATGCCATTACGCAGCCAACTTATAATGAGCAAGATACTTTTCAATCCCGCCACTTCCAGGATAGTTTGGATTTATGACAGAGATAGAACCAGTTGGTGATGCTGACTTTAATGTTTGGGCGGCAGATGGTACGTTTATAGCAGCAGATTCAGTTTTCTTTTCACCCATTGCAATTTGGTTTTGAATCTTATTTGATTCTTCTGAAATAAGTTTTGCAAAATCTGGTCCAGTTGAAGTAAGATTTCTTGAAACACCAGGACCCACAATCTTGCCACCAATATGTCCAATAAAGTCAGCAATGTTTGTTAGAACTTTATCAGCGCCGTCTACAATATCACTCATTTGAAACCCGCCTGCAGAAGAAGATGGACCGGCTCCAGGCGCGTAGTATCCTTCTTGCTTAGCAATGGATTGCATCAATTTTGTTTTTTCACCTTGATTTAAATCAGTATATTTCTTATTAGGATCTATGCCAGCTGTTCCAATAACTTTTGATGCGTGCGTAGGATCTTCTGCCCATTGTCCTAGTGTTTGTCCAATTGGTCCACTTGAATATTTGTCACGACTTAACTGAGCGTCCATAGCAGCAAATCCAGCAGCGGCTGTAGGAAACACTGCAACAGGTGGACCATTTGTAGATGGAGAAGATCCGACTGCGCCTAGAGATATCGCAAGAGGGCCATACATCATATTTCCAGGATTGTTTGTTCGTGCCGCTATAGTTCCTCCACGGCGTTCTGTAGTTCCATCAGAATATGTTACCGTAGTATATCCTCGGCCGCCATCAATTACACCGGTGATAGTCTTATCTTGTGATGTAGTATTTGGTTGTGTTGATGACGGAGCAGTACCACCAACTTTTTCTCCACCTTTTAATTCTTTGGCCATTGCATCTGGATCGTATGCACCAGGATCTGCTTCTATTCTTTTTCTGGCATTTACAGAATATGCCCATTTATCACTGGCGAGGGGGCCATATGCATCTAAAATATCTTGATATTTAGAAGGTAGGCTGCCTGCCTTATATGTTTTACCATCTGGCAGAACATATCCTTCGGTAAAACCTTGTTCATTCATAACGGCTTTCATACCGTATTTTTCAAGGCCTTTGCGCTTTTTATCTGCTTTACTGTACGTATCTTTCATGAATTCGTCTATATAAAGCAAGCCAGCAAGTGTTACTCCCGCAGATCCTGCAAGACGTAGTACTGCAGGAGATAGCAGTGCTTTAGCTAAACCCGCCAGACTTCTAATGCTTTTTAAGAAAGAAAGACCGCGCAACCATTTCCAAGCAGTAGAAAATGCTTTAATGGCTGCTTTAAAACCTTTAAGCAGTGCTCCTAATCCGAGTTTAGCAAAGCTAGTAACAAACCCTCCTAACACACTTAGAAGAGTCGAAAGGATTCCACCTTTTGATTGTTTTTCATTATCATTTGCTGCGCCATATCTTTTACCAAGATCATTAAATATATTATTTTGTTCGATCTTAGCTTCTCTTGCGGCAAGAGCATTTTCTTCGTAGACTTTTCTATCAAAGTCAATTTGCTTTTTCAATGTTCCATTAATTGAAACCAGATACTTAACAACATCTGATAAAAGCTTTTCAGTGTTATCTGACTTTGCTTTGTACGAGCTTTTAGCTTTTACTGCTGGTAAAGATCCACTACCAGCAATACGCTGTTGCCCAGCGCTTGCGGCCATTCCAAAGCTAGCATAGATTATATTTGAAGTTTGTTTTTTTGGTGACTGGTCTTTTGAAGAGAGTATAGTAGAGACTCCAGCCGCGATACCGCTAACTGCTTTTTCTCCACCTGAAATAACACCTTTTACAGCGTCTAACAATCCCGCCATTACTTCTTTCTACTCTCTATTTCTTGTTTCTGTTTTTCTAAAAATTCCATTAACATGTCAACATATAGATCTCTTTCATATGGAATTAAGCTTTCAATCTCTGTAATAGAATATTTATGATGCTGAGCCAAAGAAAATACCATCGAATAGTATCTTGCTAAGTCTGTGTGACTCAGCCCCACATAAAAAAATCTTTGAGATTTGTTAACTCAATCTCCCTGTCGTTTTCAAGAGAATTTTTGTACTTAATAGTATGTTGAAGTTTTGGAATACTTTCAAAGAAACCTCTGATCTTTTCAAATGTCGAAACGTCTAAGTTATCTAAGAATTCAGAGATCTCTTTTTCAGAATAATCAGTTGCTGGATATACACTATCTGCATCGTAAATAACATCAATACAGTTAACAATGAAGAACGTCATGAGTTCTACTTCACTATTGATATCACCCATCTTATCTGTAATATCAGCAGTAGGATATTTCATCATCATTCCTACATCATCTGTAATTTCAATCTTTGAATTTGCTTGATCTGGTATATTTACTTCGATCTCATCTAAATTTAGTTCAAAGTCATAAATCTTTTCATCTTCAGTATCTTTATATGATAGTTTGATGATGTTATTTACAGACTTAGCTCTAAGTTTTAAGAACAAATATTCTAGATCGAAAATAGCTAGAGTGTCAATATTCACTTCACTTTGAATACAGTTTCCAAGAATCTGTTTAATTGCTCTAATAATTTCTGCATCATTTCCACTTTGTTGAGCAATAAGCAGGATTTTTTCTTCTTTCACTAGGAATGGCCGAAATACAATTTTTTGCTGCGAAGACGGAATCACAACATCAAAAAGCGGCTGGTCAATTTTTGGCAAAGTCATTTTAAAAAGTCTCCATTAAGCTGGTGGACCGATTCTGGTCCCACTAAGATTTTTTGTAGTAGTTGTTCCCACCGATTCGCTTGCGCCTGTAGGTTTCGGTGGATTATTATTTGTAGCGTTTGGTGAAGAAGCGCCAACAGAACTTTGTGGGTTTTTCCCAGGACGTCGGCTATAATCTTTCTTGTTTCTTTTTTTGTTTTCTTTCTCGGCTGCAGTAGCTTTTGCATCGGCCGCAGCTTGTGCTTCAAGTTCTGCTTCAAGCTTTCCATTCAAAGCACGAGGCGTAAGTGTTTGCATATCAGTAAATGCAAATGTTACAGTTAGTTTTTGTGCTTCGTTTTCCTGTGCATACGCCAAATTTTGAGATTGAATATTCATAGGAAAAACATCATAAAGAATATATTCTGTAACAGTATATAGTTCTCTATCATAGACTCGAACTCGAACCATAGGACATGTATATTCATCTTTGTAACCAACTTCATAACCAAGATAATTATCCAATCCAGAACGGTCAGAGCCAGTTAACATTTGCTTGCCACCTCTGGTTTCATAATTGACAATCGTATTCATCCACTGGTAAAAGAAATCAATTAGTTCTGATCTTTTATCTACCAACCAAGTAAGAGTCAAATCATTAAACTGCATTCCATATGGCACTTTTTCAATTGGACCATAACCGTATCTTCTGATATTTTCTTCTTCTAAAACTTGTACAGTTGGTAACACTGCCGATTCACAACGAAGAATTAGTTTGTTTGAATTATATCTTACAAACTCTGTGAGTGGAGCGTTTGCTTCAGAGCCAAGTCTAAATGGAGCAAATGTTACCAAATAACTATGTGTTGGTAACATATCATTTTTATTAATTTCAGCTTTAAAACTGTTAATATCAAATCTTTGAGTTTTTGCTGCGGTAACAATGATATCTATTTCTTCAGAAAGCGGATCAGTTCTTAATGGCGCTACAGGTGTTTTTGTTTCTGCATTTGATGGTGCTTCAGACATTACTTTCTAATCCCTAGTTTTCTCTTCGAATCGTTCCATACCTGAGTCTTTGATTGTTTGGTAAAACGTTCGGTCGGTAAAAAGAGAGCAATGTCCCATTCGGAAGGGTACACATACATAAATCGAGAACGTACATGCTCGTTAAGATAGTGCTTTACACAAGGAGAAAAGAATCTCATCTTTGCAATACTTGTAAGAAGCTGATAGTTTAGTTTAATCTTTGTTGACTCATCGTAGCGAGTGTTGTTGGCATAGTCATATAGACCGTCCATTAACTTTGCTCTGAGTTGTGGTGGAAGATAGTGAAGATTAATTCCATAGAATCCACCAGGTACTTTACGAAATGGAAAGACCAGAGGGAATCTATCGTAGTAAGGAAGCTCATCTTTCCATTTTGGATCGTAGTTGAACATATACATCGAACCAACAATTGGTGAAGTTGTCAGACGAGCGCTGTCGCCTCTCATTAATGTACGTTCATTCACATTACGCATTGCACCGGCCGTGTCACGAAACCAATCACGGGCACCTTGAGTGCGCGCTGGAATCTGTCCAGAACGAACACCTTGTGTAATGATTGTATCAAATATAGTTGCCACTAGAATTTTAGTCCCAAATGATCTTCTGTTAATATCTCGAAATCCCAGCCACGATCCTTACAAAACGATGTAGCTGCTTTCCACTTGGCTTCATTTACGCCCCACGTCATCACTTCATTAATGTAACGTTTGTTTGGCTTATTTATTACAGCTGGCGGCCGTGTTTGTGCTTTTGGTTTAATCTCAATCAACGCAGACTTTGTTTTGCCATCAGGCATCTTCTTCTTGATATAGAAGTCAACAAAGTAACGATGCATCCGATTATCAATCGGAGAACGATATGGAATCACATGTTCTTCACTGGACCATTCGACAATACTTGGATCTTTGTCTAATCGAGACATGTAAACGAGCTCCCACCTTGAACGATACACTATGTTCGTGGGATCACCTCTGTATTTCGAAGGATTCAATGGTTTGAAAAAACCTTTATAAGCCATAGTTCTATTTATAAATAAAGAAAGAACTTTCAAAGAAGAGAACACATGGCTATTATCAAGCTTAATAACGACGGATTGAGAAAAAGTAAAGGCATTGCAAGCCGACTTATTGACAACGTCGTAAATAAAGTAGAACGAAAGCTCGAAAACGCAGTTGAAGATGCTTTTGGAAAAGCACTAAAGAAGATTGGACTATCTGATAATATTGCGGGACAGCTTTCGGCGCGCTTTGGTGATGCGTTCTCTGTAGGTCAAGCTGATAGATTTTTTGGTACATCAACTTCTGAACAGAATAGAGTTTCTTCAAAGGATTGCGTAGATAATATATTAAATCGCCAAGCAGAAACTGTTGTAGATGCTCAACAATCTATCAATAGCAAAGTTCAAAGTAACGAAGGATTGCTTCAATTCCCACCTGACATTGGCGAATATTACATGCTTATGAAGTTTACAGAGTATGCTCGCCCAAGTCCACAATCTGTAGCTACTCGTAAAGGTCTTAGAAATTTCATTCTTCCTGTACCAAGAGAACTAAAAGAGCAATTTTCAAATAATATCGATCCAAAAGGCATGGGAGTTGTTACCGGCGGTCTTGCCGATATAGGTACTAATATCTTTAGAGGTGCTGGCGAAGGAGCTGGAAAACAACTAGAAGCTCTTCTTTATTCTGCTGGTGTGCAAGCAGTAGGAGATTTTGGTGATGCTGTTGCTCAATTTGGCGGGGCAGTTCCAAATCCTCACCTTCAAGCAATTTTCAACGGTGTTCAAATGAGAACACACAGTTTTCAGTGGACCTTCTCTCCAAGGAATGCTGTTGAAAGTAGACAACTTCAGCAAATCATTTATGAACTGAAGAAATATTCGTTGCCAGCTTTCAGCAATCTTGGTACAGCGGCGCTACAATATCCTCCTTTAGTTGATATTGAATTATATCCTTGGAAGAAAAACAGTGAAGATCTTATTATTTTTAAGCCATGTTTAATTCAAAATATTTCTGTAAATTACTCGCCACAGGGTCTTCCAGCGTTCTTTAAAGGAACTAAGCAACCAACGTTTATTCAAATTTCAATTGACTTCATGGAAACTGAAATTCAGACTGCTTATGACTATGGAACAAAGCCTGGCGATCGTAATGACCAAGCAACAAAGCTTTATGAAGAACTAAAAGCAGCAGGTGCCGAGCAATTCCCTACTATTGCAGCAGGATTGTCGGAAGCATCTAATTACGGAACCAAGTTAATAGAGACTGCAAGTGCTGCCGCAAAAAGGGCTAATCAATAATGTCTAGATACTTTTCAAGATTCCCTCTTGTAGATTATAATGGTACTCCTGCCAAAAACATTTTAGCACGGGTTGACTTTAGTGAAGAGACAAAAAGAGATATCTATTCTAACTTTGATTACGTTATCCAAGATGATTTAATTCGTCCAGACTTTCTTTCATATACGTATTATGATTCGTCACAATATGACTGGATGATCTATCTTTCTAATAATATTATAGACCCTTATCATGACTATTATTTAAGCACAGATGATTTCAAAAAATATATCATTGGAAAGTATGGTACTGTTGAATCAGCAAGAGAAAAGATTCTATTTTATAGAAACGATTGGACATCAGACGAAAGTGTGATTACAGAGGCGGTTTATAACTCTCTTGATACCGCAATTAAAAAATATTGGAAACCAAAGTTAAATGCAAACAACCAAATTGCTGGATACGAGCGTGTAAAAGAAGATTGGGTTGTAAGCACAAATAAAATTTTGGAATTAGTTCTAGCTGCTAATGTTACATCTTTTGATGTTGGAGATATTATATCTCAAACAGCCACCGGTGCTTTCGCCACGATTGTTGCAATTGACACTGTTAGAAACTCTGTTATTGTACAGCACGTTGAAGACGACTTTGAAGTAAATGTAAGTCAAGGTTTGTTAGAGGTAAATGTCCTTAAGGTGAATATTCCAAATACAGAAATTAGTTTCTGGAGTAAGGTGACTGCTTATGATGATGAGCAAGAAAAGAATGAACTAAAAAGATATGTAAATCTTATTAAGAAGTCTTATCTTCCAGAAGTAGAAAAACTGTTTGTAGAGTTACTTAACCCATGAGTTCAAATGTAACAATGAGAGAGGGTAAGTTTAAACTTAATACGTTTGAACTTACTACACCAATTGATTGTAGAACTTTAAAACTGGCGCCATACTGTGCTAGAGCTGACATTTACGAAAGTGTCTTAGAACCAACAGTTATTGCTGAATTTATTATTGTTGATAAAGTTGGTATGTTTAATCGCTTCAATTTTCTTGAACAGCGTATTAATATTGATTTTACTACATATGAAGATAATAAAAATGCAAACGTAAAATACACATTATATCCTATTGCTGTAGACCCAGCAGAAACATTGCCAGACGACAAGGGCATTACATATAAAATTACGTGTGTTTCTCGTGAAGCAATTAAATCTACACAAATTAAAAACATTCCTTTGGTAAGAAAAAAGACCGAAAGCGAAACTATTATTAATGCACTTTTGCAACTAGTGGAAACTGATAAGAATTACTTCTTTGAAAAAACCCTAGGTTTGCAGGCATGCAACTTCACTGAGCTTACTCCATTTGAGGCCATTGATCAGATAAGACTCAAGTCAATGTCTGCACAATATAGTGGCCATTGCTTCTTGTTTTATGAAAACAGTAAAGGGTATCATTTCAAAACCTTTGAAGGTTTGATTGATGATGGGAAGAAGAAGATTGGTGATAAGTATTATACTCAAGTTGCACTAGCAGATGTTTCGGTAACCGGTTCGCGTTGGAGAAACATCCTTGGATTAAAAGCAATCCAAACAGGTAATCAAAACGTTACTAGACTACTTGGCGGTGGTAAAGTTCTAATTAAAAGAAAAAATGTTATCACTGGCCAAATCGATCCATATACCATTGACTCTTCAAAAATAGAATTTGTTTCTTTGAATAAAGGTTCTACTAGCCAGAACTTAACGTCACAAAAGGAACTTTCAAAAGATGAAGGCAGGATTGAAATTACGTATTTCGATCCATCTGTCGAAACAGCAGATCAAGCAGAAGCAAAAGTATTAAGACCATATTATCTTTCTTTTCTTTTTAATACAGTTGCTCATATTACAGTATATGGCGACACCACAGTTACAATTGGTGATGTAATTACGTGTGATATTCCAGAACATACTGGTCTTACTCTTGGTGAAGAAAGACCGTATGTCGAAAGCAATGAGATTCTTGCCGGCAATTATTTGATAACTAAGTGCCGACACATTCTTTCTTTCAATGAAGGTGCTGAATATATGCAAGCACTCGAAATTGTAAAAGATGGTTACGGTGGCACTCCACCTAGACCAACGAAATAGGAGATATTATGAATATTCAAAAGTGGTTTGAAGGCGAAATTGTTGATGTTGACGATCCAGAAAAGCTAGGTCGTGTTAAAGTAAGAGAAACGCTCGGTCATAGCAATAGAGTAAGTTCAGAAGATCTCTTTTGGTCTCACGTTCTTATGCCACCAACAGGAGCAAATGCAAAAGGAGCTGGTGTTTCTCCAGTTGGTTTAACAGAAGATTCTAAAGTAATTGGATTCAAAATTAATGAAACTCTTTCTTATGTAATAGGATCTGTTGCTTATGTTCCTAATGATGCAGATCATTCCGTTTCAAGACAAGCTCGCGGTGCTGGTCCTGTAAAGAAAGATTATATTAAAGAGCTTGGTGAAAAAGAGACCGAGTATGATGCAAAGTATCCTCACAACAAAACTGTTACTACATCCTCAGGTCATGTACTCGAACTTGATGATACACCTAAGGCTGAACGTATCCATGTGTACCATAAATCTGGTTCGTACGTAGAAATCTTTCCAGACGGATCGATCATTACTAAGTCAATGCAGGATTCTGTAAGTGTAACTATGAACGATCACGCTATCAGTGTTGTAAAAGGTGATCTTCAGATTGTTGCTAATGAAGGTATGATTGAAATTACGTCTGATAAAGACATCAATCTTGTTTCAAAGGCTGGAGTAGTAAACATCCGAGGTGCCGTAATTGGGCTAAATGGATAATGACAATTGTTGTTGATCTGCCAAAGATTCCAAAGTTACAATGCTCACCTGATGGTAAGCTGAGCAAGAAAGACTTGGATGCTTATTTTAAAAACATTGGTAGAACTATAGGTCGACTTGAATTATCTGTTGTTGGTTTAGATTTAGATGATGAATGTTCATTAGCAGTTATTGCTGCTATTATTGCAATTGATGCTGCAACACAGCCGCTTGAAAAGATAACAACAACGCCACTAGATAAGCTAAAATCAAAAGAACTTGAATATAGATATCGAGCTCGTGAACTTGGTAAAGACATTGAAGAATACTTTAAAAAGAGTATTGTTGAAATCCTTCTTGATATTGCCAAACTATTAGGAATACCAAATCCATTTGAGGTTCCTATTCCATTTATTGGCACAGCAACACTCTTAGATGAAAATGGTGAACCGTATCAATATGATCCAGTAATTACTGATCTCTTCACAAAAGAAGGACAGAGAAAAGTAAAGCAGGCAATGAAAGAAGACCTTGAAGCAGTAAAAGAGTTTCTTGGTATTGAATCTACATATGATGGAAGTCTTGGAATCAAATCTCCAGACCTTGAAGTCGAAGAAACCTGGCATAAGATAAAGAACTGGTTCAATAAGCTAATCAATGATTTTATTGGAGCGGTTGCTGAAGCAGTTGCCAAAGCAGTAAAAAACATTCCAATTATTGGTAAGCCAATTTATGATTTAATTACAGCGGCAACAGATCCTACCATTACAGTTGAACAAGCATTTGACAAAATGGTAGCCGAGTATAAAGCCAAGATTAAAAAGGCAAAAGAAGATGTCTTATCTGGTAAAGCGGTTGAAGATCTTGGTGAGAAACTACTCGATGAGGTGATTGAAAAGATCTTAGCAATCAATATTCCTCTTATTGGCACGGTAGGTGATCTACTTGATATCGATCCAAACAAAAGAGATATTGTCATGAAGGAAAACATCTTTCATGAACTAGAAGATGCTGTTAAGGAGTTTATTGAAAAGGCTCGTCGTTTCTTTAAGGGCGGTTTGATTGTCAAGATTAATGAGATTCTTGAAAAAGCTCCTGGTTATATCTTAGAACAGTTTCCTATTGTTGGCAAGATTTACAAGATTATCAAGAGAGTTGCTGACATTCTTTCGGGCAAGAATCCATTGACAGAATGTGAAGTACTTAATATACTCTTACCACCAATCTTTAGCTTTGGTAGTTTAATTGAGAACTTGCTTCCAAAGTGCGTAGAAGTCAGATACTTAGAATAAATAAAACTAAAAGAGAAATAGATGGTAGATACTGCACGTATTGATAAAATCACTCGCACGGATAAAGCTTCTGACAAGAAGCCGTATTATAGTGACTTCTATACAAACTTCAACGCGCATCCACAAAACAAGCGTTTAGTAAAGTATGCTAATGAAAACTCTGTAAAGAGATCTGTACGTAATTTGATTCTTACAGAGCCAGGAGAAAGACTTTTTCAACCAGATATTGGATGCAAAATCAGAAGTTTACTATTTGAAAACATGTCTGATATTACTGCAATGCAATTAAAAAATGCTATTGAAGAAACAATAACATTATACGAAAAGCGTGCACGAATAATAACTGTCGAAGTTGTTCCAAATGAAGACCTTCATAACTACGACGTATACATTATTTTTGAAGTAATAAATAGTATTACTCCTGTTGCCCTCAACATAACTTTAGACAGAGCACGATAATGGCTGCCAATTCAAGTATTACTTTATCACAACTTGATTTT